GACAGCTTCTTCAGCTACGTCCTCAATCTCTTCCATTGACTCAATAGCGATAACTTCCTTCTTGGAGCTCGCGCCTTGGTCTTGGTACTTGCCGGCCATACCGATGTAAGCACCTTGGAGCTGGTCGATATTGATCTCATCAGCAAAGTCATTACCCAACTTAGCGCGGATTAGACCCATCACATAACGTGCGGCTTCTTTGAACTTGTAGTAACCAGCGCGGAATGCACCATCCATCAACCTTGTCAGGATAGGCATGAGCTTTTGCTCGTCCTCTGGCATGATGTTCAGGCGTGTGCCTTTTGTGATCAGCATAGACAGATCACTCAGCGCATCCTCAATGTCAGCTTTGGCGGCCTCTAACTTAGCCTTGTCAACACCTTGTGCCTCAAGCGCTTTTTGCTTGTCAGCTATAGCCTTCTCACGCTCTTTGTTCGTGATGGCGTTGGCTTTATCTACAGCGGCCTGAAGGATACGGGCGTCCTCTGAGCCAGAAGCACGTTGCTCATCAGTTAAATTCTGCGCGAGCTTGTACACTTCCTGCACAAAACGCTTACCCATACGGGTAAACTGTGGCTTCTTACCGGGTGTGAAGAGAATGCCCTGACCCTTCATCCAGCCTTCAGCGCGAGCATCAGTCTTGTTGCCCTTCTTGAGCCTCTCAATTGTCTCCATCGCTGTGGCAAGCGAAGGCATTGGCGAGTAAATGCCAATCTTGTTTTTCTTCATGTGCTGCTCGATCTCGCCCAACAGCTCACTTCTAGCTTTACTTCTTTCTTCGACTTCAGCTATGAATTTTTCTTGGCTTTCTTTCTCAGCTTTTGCCTCTTCATCTTTACGCTTCTTGCGCTCTGCTGGGGTGAGGCTCTTCTCAGCTTGTGCTTTCTCTTTAGCAATCTCAATAGGGCGGTTAGCTGTGTTGCTACGCACTACGCGCTCAACAAAGTCTTTGAACTCTTTAGTGCCGGGCTTGCCGTCAAATTGAACACCCAACGCCGAACGGAAACCAGTGCCGCTGGCACCGGGGCCATACATACTGAACTGCCATTGATTGTCATAATTAAGCCAACGGTCTACATTGACATTGATCTCACCATAGCCAAAGTCAAACCCAAAGTCGTAATCAATTGGCTCTTTGCTGACGTTTTCTATTTCACTAAATCCACCATTGCCGGTGTCTTGGTCAAGCAACTTAACTCTGTCCTTACTAACTGAAATAGCAATCCTAGGACTTGGATCACCCTTCATGTAAACCAAGTCACCAATCTTGATGCCTTTGCTATTGGCTTGCTCTTCAATAGGATGCTGGACATTCGGGTTTTGTATCTCCTGATCTATGTCAGCATCAGGGTTGGCCGCTTTGATCTTCTTGTAGATTTCGATGGCCTTCTTATCCAACTCATCAGGAACGAATGGTTTGTTTCTTAAGGCCTCTGCGGTCTTAGAGATATTGATTGTTGATTCTGGTGATGTTACCTCCGCATCACGTTCCAGTCGGCCTCTAGCTTCCTCAACCATCCTCTTTGCGGATGTATCAAAGTCGCCAAACTCCATGTCATTTTCAACATCATCATTGATCAACTTGAGCGCTTGCTCATAGGTCAATGGCTTTTGTTTTCTGTTCTCGCGGCTTTGGTTCTCCAGCTCCAAGAACTCTTGGACTTTAGGATTAACAGCTGGTGCGGCAGGAGCGGCTGGAGTAACAACAGGCTTGGGAGCAGTCTTAGGCTTATTGGCCGCAAGGAACTTATCAACGACTTCGTCTACCTGATCCATGCTCATGGACTTACGAGCTGGCATTGGCTCACCGCGCTGCGTAGCCTCAAGAATATCCACACCCTGAGAGCTCTTGTACGCTTCTTCAGCTTGCTTGACAGTGTCCATCAAACGCTGACCCAGAGGTGTCGTGCTTCCATCCTTGATCAGACCGCTCTCAGTCATCCAAGTCAGGGTTTCTTTTGGCAGTTTGTTTGCGTTACCTTGCCAGCCATCAATAATGGCGTTGTAGATCTCAGGCGTACTTGGGCGCGTCTTGGCCACTGGGGCTTCTGGGATAACCTCTTCAACCAGTTTGGTAGATGCTGGTTGTTCTGGCTCTTGTACTGCTGGCGCTTCTGGAGCTTCAGCAGGAACTAAGGGTTTACCCACATTAACAGTGTTAATGTCAGATTCTGTTGCGCCAAGTGCTTCTCTGAGCATGGCTTCCATATCTTGGGCTGGCGCTTCTTCGTCTTCCACAATCGCGGCAGGAGGAGCTGGCGGTGCTGGGGGAGCTGGAGGCTCGCTTGGAGCTTCTGGCATTAGACCGGCAATACCACCTTCTGGGGCAACTGGGGCAACAGGAGGAGCTGGGGGCTCTGTTGCGGCAGGAGGGGGTTCTTGTGGATATACAGTCTTAAGAAGCTCATCAAGCTCAGACATCTTTGCCTCAAGTTCTTGACGCTGAGCATCTTGCTTTTCTTTTGCCCTGATGGCTTGATCAGCACCATAGACACGGGCGGCCGTAGTAGCGGCACCACCACCAATAGCACCAGCGGCTTCAGCTGCGGCGGCATTCAGGATCTTCTTGGCATTCTCTTTTGTTAAGAACTCTTCAATCTCACTTTCAGCCAAAGCACCACCAAGCTGGGTAGCTTCTTGAGCACCACCAGTAATAAACTCTTGACCCATCCCTTTGGGGATTTCTTTAACGCCGGCCTTGAGTGCTTCCTTGCGAGTCTCGCCCTTAACAACTTCACCCAATCCACGCTTGGCCAAAGTGGCCGCTGGGCCTAGGACTGCGTCCAAAGCACCGCTGACAACACCAACGGCCAGTGATGTGTCACCAGTCTTCTTAATGTAGTCAATGACTTCTGCGGCCTTTTGTTCTGGCGGCAAATCCTTGATTCGCTTCTCAAGGAACTGTAGACGGTTGCCTATAGCTTCACCTGTGCCCATACCGATACCAAGCGCGGCAACGCCAGCACCACCAGTCGTAGCGGCGGCAATCATGATAGGAGCTAACTGAACAGCACCAGAGCCAACGTTATAAGACAGCCAGTTAGCAAAGTCTTTAGCGCCTTCAATATCAGTAAGGTCTGTTGTACGGCCTTTGTACTTCTGTGCGTCTTTTTGGTACTGGTCTACAGTGGTTAAAGCTGCTTTAACAAAGTCTGTGCGGCGGCCGATCTCACCAACATTACGCTCACGCAACTTCTCGCGTGTCGCTGGGTCAGACATAAGGTAAGCGCGAGCCTGACTAGTTGTTTCATCTAAGCCACGCAATTGATCGGGGCTTGTGATCTGACCAGTTTCAATCTTGTTAAATAGATCTTGGCGCTGTTGGACGGTGCTCATGGCACCAATGTCTTTCATCAGGCCAGCGCTCTCCCACATGGACTTAAGACCAATGACGCCAGCACCTAGGCCTTTGCCAAACTCTTCTCCGGGAGCTAACTCTGATGGCGGCTTTGGAACTGTTGATGGGCGTGGAACTATAGACGCAATACCACGCTCAGCTGGGGCGCTCATCACTTGCTCTTCAGGGGAGAGCGTAGGCTCTGGAAGAGGCTTTGGCTTTAAATATTCATCAGGGTTAAACGAAGATGGTTTCTTAGCCAAATACTCATCAGGATTAAAAGCCATGTTACAGCCCTAATTTTTGTTTAATTTGTGCAGATCTTGGATCTTTTGGATTGGCATTAGCCCACTCAAGCGCCTGTTTGTCTTCTTCTGACATTCTGAATCTTTTTAGGAATCCGGGCTCGGCTGGCTTGTCCACTGGCTGTAATCTATCACGCTTTGTGGGAGCTTTGAGTTTTAAATCTGCAAATGCTGCATCTCTCATCGAATCTAAAACGTCTTGGATTGCCTCAAACTCGGGATCGCCCGGACTGAAGTTATCACGTTTCTTTAACATAGCTCTGTAATCTGGGTCTGCATTCAACCGAGACATGACTGAAAGTATGTTCTTATCTTCAACTGTAGGCCTGTTCTCACGCTCATACTTGGCACGTTCAGCGGCAATATTTTGCTGTGCCAGTTGATACTCCTCAACCTTTTTGTTGTGACGCACTTGCTCATCACGTTGCTGTTGAGTCATATAGTTAGAAATAGTATCTTTAGCGGCTGTGCCTTTGATCTCTTCAATCTTAGCCTCACGATCATTCACTGCTTTTGTGTAAGCGGCAATCTTGGCCACATTACCTTCAGCATAAGCCCGCTGTAAGTTTTCAATATCTGACTGGAGCTTCATTGTCTCAATGGTCTGAGCGCGTTCAAGGGCTTGCTGTCTAGAGGCACGTTGCTCAGCCGCCTCAGTAGATGCGTTATATGCCTTACCAAAGCCACCAAAAGCCGCACCAATGCCTCCAAAGCCCTTCTGGCCACGAGTAGCTTCACCAGCGGCAATCAAAGCGTTAGACAAAGCGGCAAGACCTTGCCGGCCTTCACCCTCTTTAAAACGATCTCTTTGAGATTTGTTCTGCTCTTCAAGGGTAGCGGCTAACTTTGTTAATGCCTCGCCTGGCAAAGAGTTTAAAAGCCTAGCTTGATCTGGATTCTCAGCGATGTACTTCTTACGCAGTGCATCTGGGCTTTCAATCTTTGGAATATCCACATCGCCCCTCAAACGCTTCATGAGAATCTCATTGGCCAAGTTCACAGGAAGCTTATCAATGCCAGCAGATTGTGGTGCCGCACCGCCAGATGCCACAGCCTCAGAGTCTGCGGCAGGAACTAACTGTTCATTGTCTTCATCAGCAAAGGCAACGATACCGCCGGGTGCGTAGCTAAACATATCAGCATCAACAGGCAAAGTAGCCAGTCCACCGCTAGCCATGCCGGGAGCGCCAGCAGGAATACTGCCGGGCTGGGACATCTGCTGGGGAGGCGTCTTCTGAGCCAGAGGAGGGTTCTGCATCTTAGGCATCTGAGGAGCCATTTGAGGCTGTACGGCCGGCATGGGTTCAGGCATACCTTCTGGGTTCATCCTCATGTTCATGCCCTGACCAATACCCGGCAAAGCTACTTGCTGAGCCAGCTCACCCTCTAGCTTCTCTTTAACAGAAGAGTTAGGGGCTTGTGCGGCTCGTTGCTCCATGTTCTTTCGTCTGTTCATCTCACCCAAAGCCATGTACGGCGGCACCTGTGGGTTTTGCCCATTGGCATACGCCATGATTGCCTGTGTAGGCAAATCCTTTAGATGTTCTTGAATTTGGATGAGGTTCATTTTATTTACTCGTCAACAGGTTCTTTTGGTCCTAAATCAAGACCAAGGGCTTTTAATAATTCACCAACGTTTTTATACCCTAACGCAGAGGCGGCCGCTGTACCACCACCCAAAGCAGACAGTAAAGCACCTACACCAGTAACGTTTGCCGGTGTATTTGTGACCGATCCAGTTGGCAGTCCAGAGATCATGTCGCGCTGGAACTGAACTTGTTGATATGGGAACTGGCGCTGGGCTTCAAACTCAGCCTTATCAGCTGCAATACCTTCAGAAGTAATACCGCGCTGTTGAGCACCTCCAGCCAGCTGAGCACTAAGGTTATCAAGGGCAGTTCTATTTTGAGTAGCACCCAAGTTGCCTTGAAGCTGAGCACCCCGAAGAGCTGTATCCAAACCAGCCAGACCTTGCTGAGCGCCAAATTGTCTAGACTGCTCAGAAGCCGCCTGCGCCGCTTGGCCATACTGAGCCGCTTGCTGTGCCGCTGTCATACCCTGCTGAGCACCGAACTGGCGTGAAGCTTCAGCCTGACGAGCCGCTTCCATGGCCGCATTGATGTTGCCCTGACCAGCAGTAAGACCAGCAGATTGGTTGGCCAAAGCCGCCTGTAGACCCTGCGCGCCAGCTGTCGTAGCCGCTTGCAATCCAAGGTTTGCACCAAACTGACGGGAAGCCTCACTAGCTTGCTGGCCTGCAAGACCATACTGAGCCGCAGACTGAGCGCCTGTCATGGCTTGTTGTTGGTTGAACTGACGAGCCGCTTCTTGAGCTTGCTGGGCAGACATACCGTACCTAGCCATCATGTCAGCCGCAGTCATAGACTGACTAGCACCGAACTGTTTAGACTGCTCGGAGGCTTGTTGAGCCTGCATATTACGGGCTTGGTCTTGGTTGTATTGAGCCATAGCGTTTTGGAACGCTGTGTCGTAACCCTTACCAGTGATATTCGCTAAGTTAGAAGCAAGGTTACGCTGGTTCTCAGCGGCCAAGACAGCGCTACGGCCACCGCCATAAGCACCAGCCCGTGTCAACGCAGCCTTGTTTGCTTGCTCAGTAATCTGTGCTTGACGGCGGGCTTCTTCTAGTTGGGGGTTTAGAGAAGCTTGCAAGTACGGGTTCATGTATTGCTGAGCTTGCTCTCCACCAAACGTGCCGGACGTAAACGCTGTGTTCTGATACTGACCTGGAGCTTGGAATTGGTTCTGAAACTTAGTAGCTTCAGACTGTTCTGGTGCTTTGAACTGATTGCCAAATGTGGCGCCCTGATAAGCGCTTGGAGCATTGAACTGAGAAGATACAGTATTGGCACTCAGTTGGTTATATTGAGGCCCGCTAGAAGGTGTGTATGCACCGGGCGCATTAAACTGGCTTGTAAACTGGGTTGGTGTGTACCCCATGTTCTGAGCTTTGGTCGCAATGTCGCCAGCCGTAGTGGCCGCTTGACCAATACTTCCGGGAACAGTCAAAGAACCAAGACCCGTAAAAGCATCTGTTTGAAGCTTAGATTCACCAGCTGTTAGTGGTCCTTGATACGCTTCATAAGGTTTCTCAGAAAGAGCTTGAGCCTTGCCAAGGTAATTGGTGATGTAAGGCGCTGCCCAGTCGGCTAGGCCTTGGGTGTTTGTTGATCCTGTTGGTAGAACTGCTCCAGCCATAATAGCTCCTTAAGATGGTAAATACTTGTGCGCTTTTGTATCAGCCGCAACGTTCTTTGTTTTTTGGCGCTTGTTTTGGACGCGATCCATCATGTCGTAAAGCTTTTTAGCGCCTGCGTTTGTAGAGCCGTTACCTAGTTCAGAAACGATTCTTGCTGGTACAACGAACTCACCTTCTGCTAAACGAGCTGGTTGTTTACCGCCAATTGTCGCAGGAATTGAATCAGATACACCATCACCGGGGCCACGAAGTAAGCGGCCTCCATCAGAATATCCACCAAGGTGAGACATACCACCGCCGGCCAATCCCATCAGACCGCCTTCAGCCGCTTTGGCTGTGTAAGTTGTTGGTGTGAAGTAGTTCTTTCCACCAGCTCCGGGACGCGAAGATGGAGAATATGGAAGCTGTGAACGGTTAGCTTGCAAAGCTGGGATAACAGATCCCGCACCAGAGCCGCCTTTTCCTCTGTCGTTCATCATGGCCATCATTGCCATCAAAGCCATGATCATGTTGGCATTGTTGCCGCCTGAAGCCGCTGGTTTAGTTGTCTTCTTAGCGGTAGTAGATGCCGCAGGCTTAGAGCCGCCGGGTCTTGAGCCAGTGCCGCCAGTAGCACCAACATAACCAGAAGCTTTGGAGTTTAGTGTGCCATTCTTAATTAATGCCGCAGTTTGAGCTGGCGTTAAATACGAAGCCTCACCAGTTGTTGGGTTAAGTATAGTAGTGGTGCCATCATCATTGACCATGGCCCTGTTAGTCCCAATAGTCTGATATTGGCTACCAAAACCACCAGCTGGGTTGAAGTTCTTATTAAACTCATCAATCATGGCTTGTGAAATTCCAAGATCTTGGACACCGTATTCAGGAGGTGTATATCCTTCTTGTTGCATAGCAAGGTATCTCTCTCGCTCACTAGGAGAAAGGTTGCTTAAGTAACTTTCATTAACACCACTGGGAGTTAACAACTCTGAAGTGCCTTCTTCGCCAGTAGTAATGTTTTTAAGCAAATCAGCTATGTTTGCTGGAGGTGCAGCTTGATCTTCATCGCCTGCATTAGTTGCAAACGCTGATAAATCAATGCCGCCATCACCTGAAAAAATGGATGAAGCATTACCAGATCCGCCGGCATTAGCTAGTTCATCTGCAAGATTAACCCCATAGTCGCCAAAAATTTGGCTGTAGTCAATTTCATCCATGGTTTTTCCTTTTCCAGTGGCGGGCTCATCCGCATTCTTAGTTCCAAGTGTATCTGTGACAGCTTGGTTTATCAAGTTATCAACAGGCGGCTTTTCGTTGTATGGCTGTAATGAACGCAACAACTGATCTAGATTTGCTGGCTCTTGTTGAACAGTGGTTGGCTCTGGCTCATAACCAATCTGCTTCAAGATCTCATCGTTGCTTGGCCCTGTGTCTGTACTTGGCTGATCAGGCGTCTTAGGCTCAATGCCGGCCATCATGTCTTCGTAAGTCTGTGGTTGATCAACTGAGCTTGGTGGAGCATTGCGCGCTTGGGCTACAGCATTTCTAGCTTCGGATGAAACTTTACCCACAACAGCATTTTGAATAGCTTGATCAATAGGCGTACCAGTAGCAATCGCCGAAATCAAGCTTGACGTCATGTTCTTGTCTGCAGGCGACAGGTTGTCCAATCCCGGCACTTCACCAATCGTGCTGTTAATGCCGGAACTAAGTACATTACCCAGCAACGCTTGCTCAAGGTCAGCCTTACCTCCACTACCCACAAACTGCTGAGCGGTTCTTGCAGCAATGTCAGAACCTGTTTTCCCCAACAAATCTGTAATACCACTAGACCCAGAGATCAAGTTACCAGCTTGTCCACCAAGGTAAGACAGAGCTGTCCCCTTGGCAATATCCTTGAGATTACCGCCGGCCAGTAACTGGATGCCTGCATTAGCGGCCAACTGAGCTGGCAAAGACAATCCACCAGTAGCGGCCGCAATCGCAATCTGGCCCAATGGACCCATATCTTTCAACAAGTTGGCAAGAGTATTGGATGACGCACCTTGCGTGTAAAAGATAGGATTACCCTGAGAATCAAACTGTACGCCGTAGCCAGTGTTGCCTTTACCAGCATATGTACCGCCAAAGAAGTTACCAGTCTGGCGACCGCTGTATGTCAGAGGCACTTCTTGTTTGGTTACTTTATTTCCAAAGACCTCTTGGCTTCCAATAGGAGCAAGGTATTCGGTGTAATAGCCGCCTTCACTTTCGCCCGCCATTTGAGAGGTGACTATGCTAGGGTCTACGGCTTTTCCATTTTGATCTACAAAGCCACCCTTACCATCTGGAGTAACGGTTTCATTGATACCAGTCTTGGTAAATTTACCAAACTGCTTAATGTCAGTGATACCAATACCAGCCAGAATCTTGGCCATGTCTTCGGCATTCTTTTCAGCCGAGCCGTGACCAGCACCAGACCACTTGCCTGTTAAGCCTTGGCCTAAGATCTGATTTGTAATTGACTCAATTGTTTTTGGATCTGGCCCTGCTGGTTGTGCAGGCTGGGCTGGTTGAGCGGGCTGAGCTTGTTCTGGCGCTTGATCGGGCGTAATAGGTAGACCAAACACACCCGTATTTTGATCAGCTTGTGGCTGGGCTACTGGCTGTGCGCCAATCGGTGCCGCATCAGGCTGAAGAGCGGGCGCTGCTACACCAATTTGGGGTGTTTCAAGAATAGGTTGCGGAGCCGGCTGAACTGGCTGTGGTGCAAAGTCATTTCCAAACTGCTGAGCGTAGTAATCAGTTTCAAGCGGCATTGGCTGAGCGGCCGGCTGTGCTACTGGTTGTACTATTGGCTGATATATTGGTTGAGGCTGTTCTACAGGCTGTGGTTGCCTGATAGGTAAAGACGTTATTCCAGCACCAAGTGAGTCTTCCTGAAAGTTGTTGCCAAACCCATCGGAATCCTCATAGGCCATCTTAAGGTTTTGAATTCTATTATCTCTTAGGAATGCCATATTTTTTCCTTAAGGCAAAGCCGACACAAACGACATAGTTGCCACTACCGACTGCGTAGACGGTTTAGTAGGTGTTCCTGAAGCGGCAAGATGCTGGATGGTTACAGCAACGTTAGGCACAGACCAATAAATCTCAATGTAGTCATTTGCCGTCATGCTTAGAAAATAGTTCCAGCCAACAATTGCGTGCCCGTCTGTTCCTGCGTGTCTGTTTGGAATAGAGACAAAACCAGTTGACCCAGGTATATCTACCCCGCCTTGTTTTAACCAGATGTACACATCTTGAAAGGCCGTGTCTGTATTTACAAACTGTGCGCTAAATTGCAAGTTGTATATACCCGCAGTGGTTACCGTGATTTTAGAACTGCTGATGCTGACACCGTTGGCAAAATCTGTGGTGTTAAGCGTCATCAATGTAGCTGTATTGACTACTGCTGTCTGATCCTGATCGCTGGAGAAAGCGCCATATGGAACAGACAAAGTTTGAAGTTGGTTGAGTATGCTTTCTAACCGGTTAAAGTACAGACGCAAAATGTTATTCAGCTGGTTTTGGTACTGCTCGCTATATATTGGAGTAGCAAACGGCAGAGCAGGCGGCTGTACACGCTGAAGCTCAAACTCTGTCGTGACAATCAAGCTCATGAGTTACCTCTGCGGCCGTCTTGTCTAATGTCAATACGGGGGCTGCCTAACTGCCATGCACAACCCAGCTGGTTGGACTCCACCTTCATAATCATCTGACGGCCACGCACCCTGACATATACCTGACCAGTAAACTGCTCAATCGGCACAGTAGCTGTACGAACCACAGTAGCGTTTGAGTTACCTCCCAAAGAGATAGGATCGTTAAAGCCTGAACCAGAGTTCTGCATCGGGATTAACGTCATCGTGACCTGGGGTGAGGCGGCATCTGAACCCCTGAAGGTAATGTCAGGCACGATACGCCAGACAAACCCAAAGTGATCGCCGTCATCAATGTCAAACTCAGTAGTCTCAATCACTGCGTTAATTGGCAGAGTCGTACCTGTTTCATTGTCATCGTTACCCTGCTCATGGAAAACGATGTTGTAGCTGTAAGTGGCCGCCATGGGGTGCTGGCGCAGCGCCGAGTCAAGCCACGCTGTACGGGCCATTGTTCCATACGCCCACACATCTTCAGCGTAGTTATAGGTGACGTACTTATCAATCGTGAACGAGTTGGCCGAGCAGTAGAAGAACCAGACTTCGTTAAAGCCTTCGTTGGTAGATGCAAAGATCTGAGCGGCCTGCTCTAAGTTAATGTCTTGGAAGATGTACTGACGCAAGTCACAACGCAATGTTTGTGTACGGCCATCGTATTTGTAGAACTTATCAATACCCATCCAGTAAGTCACACCAGACGCAATGGCCGCCGCATTCGGGCCAGCAATAGAGATGTTGTCTGCCAATAGCTGAGCGCCCCATACAGCTGGCGGTCCTTGGTACTGCATAGAATACAGAGAAGAATCTGTCCAAACCAATATCTCCTGACGAGACTGTAAGGCGGTCACAATCTTCGAGCCGTGAGACAGCTGTAAGCTACTGGCCTGATTGGTTGCAGATGGAAACCACTCAAGGTAATCCTCTTGATCAGACCAGCGAATGAGCGTTGGGTTTTGGTCAGCCGAGCCGTAGTCGTTACAGCCAAACGCAAACACAAACCTAGATGAGTCAGAGATCAGAATTAAGTTTTGGACCGTAGGAACAGAGTTAGCTCCAGGCAAGCTAGAGATCAAAACACCCCGTGTTGTCAGTGATGTATTGGCCTTCCATATGTAGATTTGGCCACCATTAGGCGCAAAGATTAAATCCTCACCAAAGTTAGCCTGACTCCAGATACGCATCTGATTGGTTGATGCCGAACCAATACCCCATGTACCAGACCCCCAAGCACCAGCACCCCAGCCAACTAAAGGAATGGCAAATGCTGTACCAACGTTAATCTGGTATGCCGCTACAACAGCCGCTCCACCACCCGTGGCAGTGGAAGACGCCGCAGATGATGCTGTGATGGTGTATGTCGTTGTAGACGTACCAATCGTTGTGATCTGATACTCGCCGTTTAAAGTAAGCCCACCGACAGCTGTAGCACCGCTAAATGTTACAAAGTCACCATTGACATAACCACCGGCCGCATCGGTCACAGTAACAGTGGTAGAGCCAGATGTTGTGGAGAATGGATTGTTTGCTAACGTAGCTGGGGGTGTTACCCGCAAGGGAGTAATGTCGTTATACGCACCGCCAGACTCGATGTAGTACTTTAAATTAGTACCTACGCTCAGCAAGTTCTGGCCACCAAGAGTCACCCAGTTCCACAAAGACCGGCAAACACCTTGGAATATCGTAGAAGAAATGCGTTGCCACCCACCAATTTTCTCTGGTGTACCCTGACGAAACCTTATCTTATCGGAAACATAGTAGCCGTTCTCGTTTGTGTATCGAGTGTTTTCTCTGTTTACACCGGCTTTCTGTTGAAGTTTCTTAAGCATGGGCAGTCCTAGGATAAAAACACGGCCCGCTCGTCAATACGGCGATTCTGTAGCCCTTTGAGAATTTTACCCCCCGCCATGCAATATTTCAACAACTCTTCTGCTGCACCGGCCATATCACCACGCAGTACCTTTTGACGCAGGGTTGAACGCTGAAGAGTGCCCAGACCTACGTTGAAAGCAAAAGATACCAATGCGTCAAACTGTCCTTGAGTAAGAGGCACAGGACAATAAGTAACCACGCCTTTCTCAAACCGAGCAAGGTCTGCCCTAAGTATTGCATCGACTTCCTCCATTGAGTGTTTACGCATGGCCTCTGGGGGCGGTATAAACGCATCCCGCTGGTCTATCTTGAGCTTGCCCTGCTCTGGGAACATAACGTGTCCAACTCCCACAGTCCAGAGCTTGGCTGGGCATTTGTAGGGATTCTGCCTCACGCCCTCGTGATGGCGAATCATGTGCAGGCACTTGGCTGATATTTTCATTTGCCAAACGCCCGGCCACCAAAGTGGAAAGCAATGATTGAGGCAAACAACGCTTGGGTTTCAGGATCCCACAGCATCTCGGCTAACTCAGAGAACGGCACTCCACGGCTCCAGCCATAGGCGAACAAACCTACATCTACAAACACTAACAGGAAGAAGAAGCCGTATGTAATGACTGGGCGAACAGAGGCGCGAAGGTTCTTCATCCACTCGCTAGTACCCTCGTTTAAACTCATATCGTGGGCGTAAATGGCTTGCATCTCAGCCTGTTGAGCACCGATCAGAATCTGCTTTGTGTTAGCCGCGCTCTCTGTTTCTAGCTGTTCTGACTTAATGTGCTCGATACGCTCTTGGGCTTCAAAACCTGCTTTGCGTAGCTCTAACTCACGCTGTATCTGCATCTGGGCAAGGTTTAGCTCGTGCTTCTTATCCGCACGGTCTTGGAAGAAGTCAAGAATCTTGGGCAAGCCGCCCATCAAGAATGAGATTAAGGTTGAGAGTAGTGTCAGCATTTAAAGTCCAATCATTCCAAGAAGTTTATCTACAATTTTGCCCGCAAGCTCATCAGGTAGGTACTGGAGCAGGCCAAGCACCCACCACGCCACGCACAGCCTAACAAAGACTTTAAGGAAGAGGTCAAACTGTTTCTGGTACTCATTCACCGACCACACCTTGTCTTGGCACACAGTTCAGCCATCTCATTAAGCCCCCAGCCAACAGCGCCTAAGAGCATCACGATCACGACAATCCCAACTGCCCACTCCATCTGTTCTTGCTCGGCTTCCTTGCGCTTCTTCTCTTCAGCCTTTAGCTCTGCCATTTCTCTGGCATCATCTCTATCCATCTCAGCTTGCCGAGCTTTGGTCGCATTCCATACGTCTATGCGTCCCGCCTGCATGAACAGCATCTTTAGCTGTTCCTCAAACCGCTTGGCTTCATCCAAAACCATCTCAATCTGTAACGCCGCACCAAGGTTGGATTTACCCCCTGTACGCTTGGCCTGAAGCATCGCCTTGGTAGCAGTGCTCTTTGCATCAAAAAGCTTAGCAATGGATGGTGCTAATCCAGCCAGATCACTTGCGACCTTGCTTGCCTTTTTGACTACGCTGATTGCAGTCTGTAGTCCTTCTAACGCTGTTATTGGGTCTATTGGAATCATAGGTACAACTCAAAACAAATTCCAGTAACCAAACAGCGGGGGCCGAAGCCCCCAGACAAGGTTACTTAGGTTCTACGTCCGACACGGCCTCTTCAGGCTTGGCGGCTAACGCTTGCTTCAGTAACTCAAAGAAGGCGTTGCGGCCTACTTGGAGCTGATCTACGTTAAATCTGGCTGAGTCCAGTTTGCGATCTAAATCTGCGACATGGTTCAGTAGCGTTTGCTGCTGGGGTGTCAAGTCTTCAAACTGATGTTCAACGCCGTCAATATTCACAGGGGTCTTTTCATTTTTTCCCATGATGTTTCCTTTGTATGCCACCAAGATCAGGTGGTGGCTTCCTGTTTAAGCTGATGCGGCTTGCAGGGGAGCAAGGTTCTCTGTTGTCCAGAAGTCCTTGGCAAGCATAATCTTCAAATGCTCTTTGTTACGAGCAACACAGTCAGCCCAGTCTTCGGCAGTCATGCCTTCGGGTTGTCCTGCGTTAATCAACGCCACGCTATCAAGTGCGGCGCTGTAGTGCTGTGCAATTTGTTCAGCGGTTGGTTGTTCCATGACGGGGTTTGTGGTTTCAGTCATTTCAGTTGCTCCTTAAACTGGTTTGGGATATTTTGCTTTGACGGCTTGGCAAGCCGCAACGTAGGCATCAATCTGAGATTGATCGCCCTTTACCACGCCATCAATGTAGTCCGTGATGGGTGGGTATTCTGCTTTGCGCTTAATTGCGTAAGACAACTCTGCTTCAATTTCTGAGCGGATTTTTTCACGTCTTGCCGCTGGCATACCAGAATTAACAACTACCGATGAGTCAGTAGTCATCGTTTCGTAGTCATCTTCAACGGCAACAGGGTTTGGATATTCTGCCTCAAGGTCTGGTGCAGGGGACTTTGCCTTAATCCACAAAGTACCGTCTTGTTTAAAGTATAGATATTTCATCTTGAGTTCCTTTTAAGTATCCAGTCTTGCCCAAGCAGTCCATGAGGTGTTGAATGAACGGACGTAAGTTGTTGTAGTCGCAAGTTGGTTCGCAATCTGAGTTACGACATTATCTCCGTTGCCAAATACAAGTAGAGCATAGTAATCTGCTGTTGGACCACCTGTTGAGCCGCTATCAACACGATACATTCCGCATTTTTTGACGTTGTCAAAATTTGTAGAAGAGCCTAGTACTATATTGGCTGAGAAAAACGTGCCGTTAATGCCGCCAATATTTGTACTTGCGTAGAAAATTGGATTCCCATCCCCATCAGACAACACGATGTAGTTGCTTGATGTGCGAATGTCTAGGCCACCTTGGTTGCCGTTGTAGCCGCCAAGGATGGTGTTGCGAGAGCCTGTTGTTAAAAAATATCCAGCGCCAGTTCCAGAATAACTTGAACCAATACAGTTATTGCCAGTTCCAGTGGTCAAACTATATCCCGCAGAATAACCAATACAGGTGTTTAAAGCATCTCCACCAGCGGCGCTGACATTTGATGTATAGCCAGCATTGCGACCAACAAAAGTGTTACCTGTGCCTGTGCTATTGGTATATCCAGCACCCTGCCCAACAAATACATTTACTGTTCCAGTCGTATTGCTAT